GCTTGGCCAAGCTGAATGCCAGCCTGATAAGCTAGATAGTTTTCTTCTGCAATTGTTATCTTCTTAAGATTTCCGTTTGCGTCTTCGATCTTAAGAAGGGCGTCAACGAGTGCCATAATCTATCCCCTTACCCGTTTAAGAGTGTGCCATCGGAATCATATATATTTGGAATCCTATTGTAGGTTGTATTTATAGCATCAATTACACTGACCGATGAATCCCCAACAAAGGATCCAATATCACCAGAAACAGTAGTAACTGAAAGGTACGTTTGATTGATTGCATCGATTATACTAGTAGCAGGGTCTCCAGCAGAATCACCAATAAAGTCAGCAAGAAGACCAATAGGCGTAACTGTAAGATCAGATTCTATATTGCTAACAGAAGTCTTTACTTCATTAACAGCAGATACCATAGTACCCTTTTGATCTGTAATAAGTAGACCTAAATTACCTAATTCACTATCTAGTTCGTTAATTGCACCGCCAACGTCGGTAGCAACTGTTGTAAGAAGTGTTAAATCTCCAACTAGGGTCGCTGTCGCATTCGTCTGATTTATAAGATCCCTAAAATTGGAATTCAGTGATACCTGTGTTATTGCCATTGCTTATTCTCTACTAGTTTCTCGAGTAGTTTTTTAATATCACTTACATCATTCTTTAGGTTATTTACTTCAGACTGTAGATCTCCTAAAGCCTGTTCTTCTGATTTTCTTTTAGCCTTTAGTCTTTTGGCTCTTTCTATTTCTTTTCTATTTATATTAATAATTGCACCGGATCTTGTATCACGAACCAGATTTGAATTACCTTCAACTCTTAATCTACCCATGTATTATACCGCCAATGCAATTACTCGTAAATCCCTAATTACTGGTACCTTTGAACTATTAGTTGAAAGCATAACAATCTTAATTTGGAATTCAGTAAAGTCATCAAGTGATCCACCAAGACCACCTGCAAGATATTGATATTCTCTAAATTGGAATCCTGTTTCGTCTGAAGCTGGTGCTACACCTTCGACTGTTACCTCTGTAAAGGAAGCTGATGAAATTTCTCCTTCAGCATTTGTACGGAAGTAAACCTCGATTTCTGCTTCATTTGGTCTAGATGCACCAATTAGAATCTTAAGACCCTTAGCTGATTCTTCAAGCCCAATTACGTTTGTAAGATGTTTAGCAAGTGCTGAACCATCATCAGGATCTGTTTCTGCTACGAATGTGTCTAATGTAGCATTGAATGATCCAGCAACCGCTGCACCTGCTGGTCTATCGATAATATTATTAATCATCGTTACCGAAGCACGCTGCATATCTAGAACTGGAGTTACTTTCGAATCAGAAGTAGTAAAGTTAACTTGATAGGTATTCGATCTGATACCTGCACCAAGTTCACTAGTTTCATTAGCTGAAGTAGCAATTAGTTTCGGTGAAGTAAATCTAATAAGTGATCTATCCTGTATATTTCTCCAGCTGGTTTCTTTTACATAAGGTACTTGTAATGCACCGCCGACGTGTGCATACGATCTACCAGAAGTAAATTTAGCTTGGTATGTAAGTCCTGTAAGGATTGGAAGAAGTGGTTCGCCTAGATACGGCAACGCATAATCACCAAGTGCCTGATGGCTTGCTGTAACTGATGTACCACCTCCTGATGCACTGCTTGTTGCAGATGCACCTGCAGTAAATGTATATCCCGTACCATCAATAGCTACGATTGTTCTATTACCATTGAGATTACCTGCTGAAATACCACCTACTGCTGTTGCTCCTGCAATTGTTACCGTATTTCCAACAAATAGTCCATGATTTGGATGTTTTACCCTAACTACTGCACTTGAATTTGTTGTAACAAGTGGATTACTTATTAATCCAGCAAACTGTGTTCTACCATTAAGAAGTGTTGGGGCAAGATCTACGTTTTCAATAGTTGCATATCCACCGGCTGTATCGAAGTTAGCCCGATATAGTCTAAAGGTAAGATCTTTTGTCTGATCTGCCTCCCAAGTTCTTGCATTCTGTGATTTAAAGAGAGATCCAAGACTTGGCTGACTAGCAATACGTCTTTCAGTTGTTCCTATTTCAAAAGCATATGTTTCTGCAATAAAAACATTGTATGCATTACTATCACTTCCAATAACAACACAATGTTCACCGTTTGGAAGATAAACAGGCTCATCGAATTCAAAGGTTGTAGCAGTTGTAGCAGTTGTACTTGTACTAATTGAGGATGGTGCTAAGTAAACGGTTGATCCTGGATATACTTCAGAAGCAGACGGATAGCCGTTTACTACAGGTCGAAGTTCTACAAATACTGGAAGGCCTGCTGCAGGCTTTGACTGAAAATAGATATCTACCTTTGTTGCAAAAATACCGGTTCTTTCTCCTACAAAGAAAGTTTGTGCCAATGGATCGCCGTCGCCATCACCACCACCATCATCGTTGTTGTCAAAGTCAAACACAATTGTTGGCCGAGGTGGTGGAGGTGGTGGTGGTAAAGCAATTCGTCTTTGTGATCCAGCACCAGTAAGGGTAACATGTCTTGTTGAAAGGAACGTTCTTTCTCTTGTTTCAAGTACCCCAGATGATAAAAATGACGTTGATGCACGTGATAATGAATTTGCAGGATCGTAACTAGTAACATCTAATAACATAAATTCTGCTTCGCCTGTTCTAAATTTCAGGCTACTTGTAGAAGGCAAAAAGAATGTTCCTGTAATTGATCCATTTGCATCCGAAATCAAATTTGTAGATCCATCCGGATGACCTGTTGCATTTGCATATTGATCACCATAATCGACAACATTTGATGCTATTGTCTGGAAAGATTCTTCTCTAACCCAACTTGCCATCGCTTTTTTATTAAAGTATGCAAAATATTGTGTATTTGGTCTTAGTCCTTGTGCCTTAAAGTATATCTTAACGCTTCTCATAAATGGTATAGAAACCCTAGAAACTTGTCTATCATCTATCTGTTCGCGAGTCGTTTCAATACTTGAAACCGAAATACTTCCAGTTGTTAGGGTAGTACCTGGTGCACCTCCAGTTGTTTGGTTAGCAAGGGTTTGGCCTACTATAACACCATTTAGGTTAACATCGCTAATACTTGTTCCTGCCCAGTTCCAAATTTGTTGGTTAGCCAAAAGATTATCCGATTGTATAATATTAGTTCCACCACTTATTGTTCTATCTGGATTATATCTAGTTTCTTTCCATGTATCTGAAGATGGGGATAAACGGACTTTACCTCTGTTTAGTACAACGGCAAATGGATTGACGTTTTCTGTTCCAGAGGCTCTAGGCTGATTAATATAAGTTACGTGGGTATAATTCAAATATATGTTATCGCCTTTTAGAATAACGTTAGACGACTGCGCTGAATCATAAGCAAGAGGTACATTCTTTTCAATTGCCCTTGCCTTCATAATTTTACCCTGAGGATCAATAGCTGCTCTAAAATCGGTTGCAGTAGTTAATGATCTACTGTGATCTGTAAAATTATCTACGAATATACCAGATTTAAATCTATCATTATCAGCTGAATCAAGAACGCTAAATGAATTTGTATCTAACTCAAGAAGTGAAAGTGAAGTTAGTTCTTCTAGGTCGTCAATTCTTTTTTCTAATCTTCCTATATCTGACATTGTATATCTTTTAGCATCAATTCTAGTTGATACTAAATCACTGTCATTAACAGTATAGGCATTCATCTGAACTCTAAATAGTTCTAGCTCATCTCCCGAAGTAGAAGGAAACTGCGGATTAATATTTGGTTCACCTTCTCTTACTGTTAATTGACCGTCTGGATCAATTACCAATATTGCATTTTTAGGAAGATAATATTCAACATCTGTTGTAATCAAATCTGTATTTTGTGGAATTTCATTAATACGTGCACCACTTCCAAAGGTACCTGATGAATTAACAGATGAACGGAAATCAAGAACGTCTCTTAGATTAACTGATGTTCCATCTCTAAACGTATAGTTAGGAATATCTTCATAGTTTACTTGACCAGTATAAGAATTAACTGCAAAGAATGAACCTGAAGCAGCGTGACTAAAGTGATCATAATCTACATAAACGTCACCTGCTGGAGCTGCTGCACCACCACGTAGTCTTAGTCTACCTCTAGCGTAGTAATCGTCTCGTTGGCCGTTATCAATAATATATCTGTCTGAAATATCATCGCCACTTACAGAACCATCTTTAATTTCGTTTACTCTATAGATATCAACATTTGAGAAGATAACATTGTCATCTCCGTCTGGTGTAATAGTTTCTGTTACACCTGTATTTAAAGTCTTTGTTCTTACGGTAGCATCTGCTTTGTTTACATAGTAGGCAACATCAACTGTTGCACCTGGAGCTACACCTGTAATCGTAGCTGCCTGTGTACCAGCACCGCCAATACTTAATCCTGTATTGATAGCCGAATCAGCTACAATCCAATCAGTAGTATTTGCAAATGTTTCATCAGCTGCTGATAATGTCAGGTTAACAGTACTACCAGTTGCTGTAAATGTACCAAATCTTTGTACTGTTAAACTAATATCACTAATAGATCTTGGTCGAGTTCCTGGTAAATCAAATATCAGATTATCTAGAGCTACAGTTGTATCGAATCTCTTAACGCCGCCAGTTGTATCGACGTTAAAATAATTTGTAGATGAGGTGCCGATAGAACGTATACTACGGAATGCCTGTCCGGCATTCATAGAAACATCAAAGAGGTAAACACGATATTTCCCACCGGTCTCTTCGTCAATGGCTTTAATACGTGCAGTACCAATTGTACTACCACCATATTGTACTTGATTTCTTAAATCAAACTGTTCGAACTGACCGATATTTGGAAGACCGTAACTATTTCTTCCCCCAGCGCTATCTTCACCTAAGGCTAGAACATAGTTACCGAAGTTAGCTGCTGAAACCTCGTTGTTTTCAGTAGCTGTACCTCTTGGCTTTTCAACAGCAACCTGTGCAAACGTTGGATTTTCAGCTCTATATCCATTTACATATGCTAATCCTGGTGTAACATTAAAGTTTAAATAGTCATTATCATCAGAATCAGTATCAAAGGTAAGCTGGAATTGTTTTGCAATATAGTTACCAGATTCTTCTTTAGTTCTTGTAGCAAGTATATCACCCAATGTTGATAAATCGTCTTCAGCCTCAATCTGTTGAACGATTTGACCGCTTTCCATTTAGCTACTTCAATGAAATTCTGATCAGAATCTACATTAGCTTGATCGACTAGTGTAAGACGAATTCTATATCTGTCGGCACCTGGAGACGAAAGGTTAGGACTTGCGCCTTGATTATCATAAAGCCCAGTATCATCGTTTACAGTAACAACGTCTTCTGTAACTAGAAATCCTAAATTAGCATCAGGCGTATTAGAATATTTAGAAACTGTAATTGACTGAGGAGGACTGAATACAAAATGATCTTTTGCAAAAAATACACCTTCAGCATTATGGAATTTTTTACCTTGACCAACAATCGGTGCTACCTGGCCAGTTGCAGTAGATCCAATAGTAAGTGTATATCCACCACCTGATAAATCTTCGCCCTGTGCAACTCTAATTGTTGATGTTCCCGGCGTACCAGAAGAAGTATCAGTATATCTTACAAAAAGAGTTGCCGGATCAGATCCAGTAGCTTCAAATACTTCTTGTACTTCTACTTTAATACCGCCATCAGATGTAAGTTCAACTCCTACAAGATCACTTGGTGTAGAAGGAAGAGCATTAACAGATGTATTTAGTTTTATGAATTCCGGGGAAGAAATACCAAATCCACCTGGATTAACTGCAGCACCTTCTTTGAAAAGAAAACGACCGAGTCTCGCAAGTTCTTCCTGTGTAATTGTTTGTGATTGTGTAAGCTCACGAGCTTGTAGTGCCCTACCGCTATTAAATAATATACGGTGAAAATTATCACTATCACGAAAATCATCTTTATATGTTGATGAAAATGTATTTGAATTAAAAATATTTGGCATTTCTTACACCGTTAAATTTGGATAACTATTTTAAGATCGTCTTCTTGTCCGTCTGCTCTTGTAATAGCTGCTCTATTATCAATATAGAGAAGATCACCTGAGAATGGATCTATTTCCGGAACTAATCTAGGATGTTGGATAACCCCTGATCCAGAACCAGTTGTTTCTGTAACAGATTCTGCAGAATCGAATGGGGTAAATCCTGTTGTTTCATCCTGATGATAATATATGATATCAGAATCTATTTTATCAATAATCCCTTGTGCACTAGATGTACCGCCTTCCATGGTATTATCTATAGTAAACGCTACAGCAATTGATGAAAGTTGCATTTTAAAAAGCGCGTTTGCTGTAGCTTCAGTAAATAAATTTCCGGGCGCGCTTGAATCAAATAAAGTCGGATTACGAAGAATGCCAATCTGTCTGAAATCTTGATCAATCAAGAAGTCGCCGCCTTCAGCACCATTTGGCTTTGTATTAAACATAACACCTCTTGCCCTAAGATCGACCCTTGGATCATTACCTAAACCCTTTCCAGCAGGAGATTTAGGACCAAGTATAGCTCGTGCTGTTGCCTGTGTACCGCTAGGTGGTGGTGCAATTGAAATTTCTGCGTAATTATAACCAGAACCTGTAGTAATTACACCTGAAGAATCAAATAATTCTAGCTTTGATATTTGTCCGCCATTTACTGTAGCTTGAAGCTTTGCATCTGATCCGTCACCTATAACTGTTACAGCTGGTGCTGTAACGTAACCTGATCCATTATTCGTCATTACTGCACCAAGTACCTCACGAGAATCATTGGCATTATTTTGAACACTTAGTTGTTCTAGTTGTGTAGCTGATAATGCTCCTGAAAGAGCAGAGTCTTCAACGAATTCTACAGAATGGAAATTAGCAGCTACGAATTTTGCTGCGTTCAGCGCATCAATTGTATATAGAAACTTCCAAATATATCCATCCGCTGTTTCAAAAGGTGTAAGTGCTGTACCAGTTGGCTTGACCGTAGATATTTTAGAAACGCCTGCGTCCGTTTTAGCCTGTTGTAAACAGATATATATCTGATTTTCATCTGTCATAACATAATATGGCTGATCTGGTTCATTACCTTCTTGGTTATCATTATATGCGCTATAAATTGCACCGGATGCCCAAACATTTCTAGGAACTATCAAAGAAGAGGCGGTAACCTGTTTCATAGATTGCATAGCAAGTCTTAGATTTCTTTCTTCTCTTTCAGTAGGAATAGGATTTGGAGCAGTATCTGAACTGTCCCAATCATTACTACGCCCAATAGCAATATACAGGTTACTGTCAGAATCTTCCGCTAGGAGTTTCTGAGCTAATAACAATTTTACCGGTTGATTAATTACTGCTGCCATTTTTTCCTCTTAAGCCACTATCACTCTGTTTCCAAGTCCACCAGATGAATCAAGTCCTACCAAATACCAATTTGATCCCTGCCAAATAGCATCTATCGAAGCATATTGATTTAATGTAAATGTCGATCCGTTTCCTAAGTTAGTTGGTGTAACAGTTGATGAACCA